ATACACCCCAGGCCTGTAACGTAATAATCGTCTACAGTAGTCCTAAGTTGAGTCTCGCCATCAGAAATTTGCCACATATACTCCAGCATTGCATTAAAGACTTGAGCTATCTTGTTATCGCTGTCTTCTCGAGCAGAAACTCTAAAAGAGGGTCTCTTTGAAGTAAGCATAGCTTTGGCTGACTCTACGGCAGGATGAATGCGGTTTACGACTATCGGAGCTTGTCCACGAGACTCTAGGATTAGCTTTTGTTCGTTATTCCATTGTTTGCCTAGCCTAAACTCTCTATCTTCTTGGGCATTTTCCGCCCATTCCGACCTAGAATTGGAGTATTGACGCCACAGTCGCTGTGTTTCGTCTACTAAATTCTCTTTTGAACCAAGGTTACCCGAAGTTTCGTAATTTTCCATAGCTATAAATTTCCCACTTAGAGTGTCATCCAATCAATAAAAGTTTTAGAGAAGCTTTGGGTGTCAGATTTTTCTTCCAAACTCTTTACTTTACAGGGCTTTGCGTTCTCTAAAGCCATCCAGACAGCGTCCATTATATCGTCGTGCCTTCCCCGGGGGTACGATAAAAACTCTGCTTGTGCTATATCATCCCTAGGTCGAAAATAAAACTGTTTTTTCGCAAAAATTGGTACCATAGAGATTAAACGTTCGGATTTTCTCGTTCTAGGCTTGAATCCCTTTTCGAGTCCCGGAATAAAGAGGTCTTCTTCAAACATCTTCTTTCTGACTGCCTGTCTTAGAGCTTCCTGGTACGCTACTGTCTCTATTTTCATCCTCTTTGGGCGATACTTCTTAAAAACCTCTATAATCTTATCTGGTTGCTCTGAAGGGTTCAAGTGGGCTCTGAATAAATCAACTATATACACGTTGTCTTCGTTATCTTTGCCTAGAGTAGCGATTACAAAGAAGTCACTTCCGGGTTTTAATGAACTAGCTGGGTCGATACCACAGTATGTCTCTATAGGTATAACCTTCTCGGTGTCCCCAACAGTCCTGACTAAGCAGTTTTGACCGTCCCTACGCTTGAAATCGTAATGATGCAACTGAATCCAGCTATCTTTAAACGGGGCATCATCCGGAGCTTGCGCAATGTTCATGTATTCTTGGTAAAACCCCGTTAAATTGCCGATACCCTCGTATTCTTTCTTAATCTCCTCGATGCGACTATTCGGAAACTTATCCGGCCACAAAGGTGAACCATCTTCGTTGCGGATAGAAAACCATAACACATGCCAGATTGGTGAATCTTTTGCCCAATATAAAAAACAATCCTCCGAAATAACTGTGCCTATCATCAAAATACGCCCGTTATCAGCTAAAGATGGAATAACTGCTTCAGTCATCCACTTTCTGTTTTTTGCCCTAGCTTCCGCAGTTGCTGCGTTAAGTTCCGATTCAAAGTCATCAACAATGATAGTGGTCGGTCGAGTATCTCCAGTAATAAAACCCCTAACCCTTTGCCCAGTGCCAACAGCAACAATCCTAGCGTTATTGGCAAGAATAATATCAGTATTAGTCCATCTACTAGCAGTAGCTGGGCCCAAATCACCAAATAGTTCTTTAAATTCTTTAGTATGTGTAAGATGATACTTGATTCTCGAAAGAAAGTTGATACTCTGCGACTGAGACTCTGAAATAATGACAACGAACACCTCCTCGTTACTCTTTTTAAAAGCTATTTGATGCATGGGAAGAATAAGACTAAAGACAGTAGATTTTGCCGTTCCACGCGGGGCTGCCCCCAAAACACGTCTCTTCTTCCCATCCATTAGAGCCGAGTAGAGCTCGTGGTGGAACGCAGGCGAGGTTTTGCGGATAGCTGTCGGAAAGCATACCTTCGCAAACAAGGCCATGTTCCGATAAAGTTTCTCTAAAGCTTTACGCTCGGCGTATTGCCTTTCAAAATTAACCATCTACTGGCTTAACAGAAACTTCCTTTAACTTTAAATTCTCCTCAACCTCACCAATTGAATCGATTAAACTTTTAGTACGTCGCATCTCAATCTGCTGAGTGTTAACCCGTTGCTGTTTTTCCTTCATACCATGCAAATCCTGCAAATTGTCTACAGCTCTAAGCAAACCACCCACGTCCTTCTTCTCTTCAGCTAAATCAATTGTGCGTTTTAATAGCTCCATTGTAAAGTCTTCAGTAAATCCATGCTGCGTAAGTAACTTTTCTATTTCTTTCTTCACATTCGCCTTAAAATATTTACTTTTCATTTTAGTATTGACACTGAAATAATCGCCTTTACTAAGGGTATCGCTAAAAACACGCTTTATAGCGGCTTTTCTGTTACCCAGCCTCGCCATTACCTTTGCAAGCAACAGTGCGTCGGGGCGGTTACACCAGGCCTCTGTACGACCAAGTCCACCCAGGGTATAACGATTCTTAAATCCAGCTAGATTAAACTTAACACTACTTTGGGGTCTATAAAAAATATATCCCCACGCCATTCTTATGTAGTCACGTGCGGTTTCTTTCCTCTTAGTATCGTGGTACGTTTTGCGCGTAACCACCTCACTGACGTAACCATCATCCGAAATAGCCATCTCACCAGTGTTAGCCTTGCGCCAGGATACATACTGAATGCCCTCTGCATCAGCCTCTGCTTGTTTATATACGGGATAGTCTTTGCGACCCCTATCTTTGTGATTAATGGAAATTGTATACATTTGTGTGGACCCCCCCTCCCCCCTAGTACGCTACTTAACTATTATAGGTTACGCTACGTTACTAAGTGATACTATGTTACGCTAGGTACTGCTTAACTAAGCTATACTGCTTGAGTAATATAAGTAAGCTACGTACTGCTAGAAAAGCTTTAGTTACTAAGCTTAGCTACTTAAGTGGTGTACGGTACAGTAGTAGACGTAGCGTGACTCCTTACGGAAAACACCGGAGACCCCTCTATTTTGGGGGTAAAAAAGTAGGAGACCCCTCAAGTGATACTTTAGGGCTCCTACGCGTAGAAAAAAAATTCTGAAAAATTAACGCAGAATGGGCGTATGGGATATACAGTGCCCCGTACCCCTTCGATTCAACGCCCCATGGGGTGCCGGCTCGTTGAATCTCGGGGTAAGTAGCACCGCTTTTGAACCCCTGTTCTCTTCTGGGTGTTCATGGCGAATACCTAGATTAATCATTTAACTATATTACAGGAGACTCTCATGTCAACACTTAAAAAGCTCGTTATTAACTTTCTTGGTATTCGCAACGACACCCAGCGTCAGCAAATTGGTAACAATTGGACTGACGTTATCAACCCTACCACGGGTAAACGAGTACCAAACCCACAACGTGTGACAGTTAAGGTAGCGGGTCACGTTACTAAGAAAGCAGCACTGGTTAAACTCGCTTCGCTAACCACTGCACAGCTTTCAGCCATTAACGACGCTGTTTGCACTCAAAATTCCCTACAGTCTAGACTTACGTTACCTGATTGGGCAACGGACAGTCAGTCTTGGACGGCAGTGACCAACCAATCGGGGGAATTTGTTCGTCATTTTACCGGTGACGACGGTACAAAGCTTACGTATCTGACGTATACTACACGGCTACCGATTAAAGCAGCGGCTGTCACTTTATAAGGGTGACGTCGTTAAAGTATGTACATCTAGGGGGGCAATTTGCCTCCCTCTGGTGCACCAACATCATTTTATGAACGAAAATATAACTCAATAAATTGAAGAGCTTAAGCTTTTCAGTAGTCCAATTAAACTCTTAATCACTTAACTAAATAGGAGCAGTAATGCAACTCAAGAAAACAGCAACACAGGCACAGAAACAACGTCGCGACGCTAAAATTAAGTCGCGTAAAGAAGTAGACCTAACGCCCGGTGCAAAGTTTGTGAGACGTTGGTGGAAACGTCAACCCTGGACAAACAAATGATAGATTCTTTTATTAGCGGTTTACTCATTATTGGAATGGTCGTCACGTCAATAGCTACGTCAGCACATTTACTCATGACTAATTGGCTCGAAGCAATTATCTGTGGAGTAATTACACTTAGCTGGAGTACGCTTTGTTA